ACTTAATGCAGTAGACCCATCAGATCTACTTCTAGAGTTAGCAAGTTTAGTTTGTACTGCAGCCATATCTGCAGACAGCCGCTGAGCGTCTATTGCTACGGAGAGAGCTTTTTTATCTATATCTAATATTTGCTTTTTATTTTTTAATCTAATCTGTTCAGTCTTTACTTTAACAACGCCTTCGTCTACAGATAGGCGATCTAAAGCAAGTGCAGCTTTTTTATTTTCTATGTCGGCTTTAGAGTTCGCTATTTGCTCGGCTGTTTGTCCCACGAGCGCTTTGTTTGCTTTTTCTTCAGCATCTATTATATCTTTTCTGAGATCAAATCCCTTTCCCTGAGTTTCGACTAGACTGCCATACGCCGTAACAGAGTGTTTAGCAGCCTCTGTAAGAGCTTTTTGAGCTGTTGCGTTAGCTTTAAGTTTCTCCGGTCCTTGTGCTATAGTTTTAACAGCTTTCTCTAACTCTGATACAAAAGTTCTTACAGCAGGTCCGCCTTGTCCTTTAAAAGTTTTAAGAATAGCTTTACCTGTTGCGCCTAAATTATTTTCAAGATTTTTTCTAGTTTCCGGAGCTAAAGTATTTAAGCCATTAAACTCGTTCTCTACTGCTTTCGCGGCTGTCAACAAAGCATCAAAGGGAGTATTGCTTCTAGCATTTAGCTTATTCATCTCTTTGCCTACGGAGGCAAGAGTGTCTGTAAGATTAGGAAGAAAGCTTTGTGCAGTACTTGCCTTTTTTCGTATACCGTCTAGCTTTTCTTGGTATTCTTCACTGGTGATGGTGCCCTTCCCCTGCGCCTCTGCCAAAAGGACCATCTCCGCTATCAAAGGTGCCACAAAGTTGCTCAAATCTGAGTTAGTTAAAGTAGTTATAAGAGTACTTAGACTTTCTTTTGCTGCCTCTGTTGGTTTTCCCAGAGCTTCTTGTAGAGATGTAAGTCTTGCGGTAGCTGCGTCTGTTTCTGCTAAAACTTTATTATAGGTCTCTTGAAGCTTTGTTTGTTCTCTTAAGAAGAGGCTGCTACCTGGGGTAATTGCTTTACCTCCGACCATTGGACCTTTATCGAGTTGAGATTTTGCTCGCTTTTGTAATTGATTTAACCTATCGAGTCTTGATTTTTCTGCTGCTAATTCTTTTCTTATTGATTCTTGCTGCAAATTTTCACGCTGTCGCATCAAGTCTAAACTTTGTATAAGTACACCATTCGCTGCTCGCATTCCCGCTACAACTCTATCGGAGCCCGCCACAGAGCTAACGACAAACTGATCGTTTATATTTTTTATATTGTTTAAAACTCTAGCAAGATTTTCACCAGCTTCATCTACTACTTCTTTAGGAATAAATTTCTCTTTAAATATCGCATAACCAGCAGTTACAAGTGTGAATAGCAATGATAAAGGGCCTAGCAAGGCAAAGAAAGCCGTAGCAAGAGCTCTTAAAGCTAGTACAGAGGCAAATCCTGCTGTTTTTAATGTATTTAGTACGCCAGTGAAAGCAGTTGTTTGAAGCCCTGCTACCGCAAGTCCGGACTGGTAGTCGAGAACAGCTTGTTTTAGTGCTTTAGTTCCCATTATAACGGAACCTTGTGCCATAGCTTCTAACCCGTGTGCAGCAGTCATTTTTGCAGAAGATATTTGATGTAACTTAACAGCTTTTAGTAGTCTGGTTCTTTCTTCACGTACAGCATTGAGTGCTGCTTTTTTCTGTATAAGTTTTGAGCTCTCAGCATCTCCGGCATCTTCCATTTTACTCAAGCTACGAGTATGCTTACCGATAGAGTCATCTAGACTGCTCAGGCCTTCCTGGTAATCACCTATATTCTTAGTTCCATCTTGAATTCCTGCAACAAATTTACTATAGATAGTAGTTCCTTTAGAAACAGACTTCAGCCCTTTCAAATTAGACGTAGCAAATAGAGTAGTTAACTCAGAATTTTTTGCCATTTTTTGCCCCATAGCAGTCATGGCGGGCAATAATGTGCTGGAAATTGTTGATAAAAACAGGCCTGAAAAAGCTATTAAAGCTCCTTGGCTCTTTGATAAAAATTCCACAAGCGGAACTAAGCCTTTGTTTATAAGAGTTACAAAATCTTTTAAAAGGTTTGATAAAGACGCAGAAAGCTGGTCATAGGGATTAGTTTCAAAAGTGGCTGCTAAGGCTCCGTATTTCTTGGTGCCCTGTTCTGCAGTAGCATTAAAAAATGCCTGTTGTTTTTCTGCTATAGTTAACTGCTGGACAGTTTTTCCTAAACTAGTGGCATAATCTTCAGAAGCTTGATCCAGCCTAACAAGTATTCCCAATTCGTCAAGAATTTCTGGCTCCAGTTTAGCTACACCTCTTACTAGTCTGTCTTGAGCATCTACTAGGTTTCTGCCTAAAGCTACCGAAGCACCTTTCGCAACGGTAGTAAGCTGTAAAAGTTGAGCACTAGAAAACCCCGCGCTGGCAGCTACGGAGGCCGATCTTAAAGCTTCTTCTGTACTAAGAGCTCCATCTGTTACTCTTTTTAGTTGGTCAACAACTATGTTTAAGTTTGTGCCTGCTGCATTTCCAAGAAACTGTAAACTCTGCGCTAACTGATCTATTTGTGAGGATCTTTGAAGAACGCCAAAAGCAGCAGTAAGAGCAAAAACGTTGGCTGCTAAAGTAGCGTAAGCTCCTACTAAACCTGAGGAGCCTCCACCCATTTCCATACGCATTTTAGAGAAAGCTTTAGTGCTATTTGAAGTTGCTCCCGCTACTCCTTTTTCGCCCTTATTAAACCTGCCCCTAGACTTGCCTAGCTTATCTGTTGACCGGCCAAGCTTATCAGTTTCAGCGGTGGCTTTTTTAGCTTCTTTGGCAACAACACTTAAAGAGCCATTATCGTCTACCTTAATTGTTAACTTCACTGTATTAGCCACTATTTCTTTCTCTTTAACTTATCATATTCCTTCTTCATTTGCTCTGAAGATTTTTTGATAGTTCTTGCGTCAAGCCAAGATAGTATCTCTAAAAAATACTCTTTGTCTTCAACGTCATATAAGTCCATGTAATGCGGTAAATTAGTGTAGTCTTTACCTGTATACCCTATTTCAGGGTACATTTTGTCTCCTAACATGTTAAAGGTGTTTACTGCATTAATCATTAACTCTGGTAAGTCTTCCCAGTCTGGAGGGATTTCGTTATCTTTTGGTTCTTGTCCGAGTTGTTCCATCATATTGAAGTACTTATCTCGAGTCATTCCAGTATCGCTATTGAGGAACATCCTTTCCAGTCTTTTTAGAGCTATTTCCTTTTGACTTACTACGAAAGTTATCTAAGTCAAAAACTACCTCGTTTAGCCAAGTATCAAAATCAGTAGAATTACTAACTAATAATTCTGCGTTATCTTTTGTATATTCTACTTCTGCCTCTAGGTCTTGTCCCTCTACATCGATTAGGACAAGAGTTTCCAAATGGCCTAGAGTTAATCCTTTCCAATTTTTAATGCTTGCGGCTGAAAATTCAGACACAAACTTATCTTCATCTAGTTGTTCAACAGGTTGTCTTGTTTTTCTGTCAAATTTATTAGTAGTACATCTTTTTCTTAAAGCAGTTAATTCCTTACGAGAAAGGTTAACCACCTCTACAGAGAACCCGTCTAGTCCAGGAAAGTCTGCCCATGTAGACTTAGTGTCTATCATTAATTTCTTTAGATCCATTTTTAACTAAACTCCTTTAGTTTGTTACATATTTAAATATTGTTGCTAGAGAACTTGAATTATCTGTAATTCTCCAGTCATAGTTTTGAAGGAATACACTCCCGGTATTCATTCTATTAGTGAAAGTACTAGTTGCAGATCCTATATGGAACCCTCTAAACTGACTTCCAGATAACCCATTTCCTGCTTTTATTTCCAAGGAAACAGAGGTATCCCATGCTTGCACATTACTGGTATTTGTATCAGTAAGATATTGAGAAATAGAACCTGCGAGTATTTTTTTAGTGACAACATACCCGTCTGGGTACATAGAGTTGGCAGCAGATGATGCAGCTAGGGAAGCATTCAAAGTCTCATACGGTAACCACTGTATGTCATTTTGTAACTCTACCGTAACTTTCACAATATCTGTAAGAGTGGCAGAACCTAAAATCACCTCCAAAATAGGAGGTGCAATAAAGGTTTTAGTTGCTGATCTAGACTGTAAAGAGCCCGCTAAGGACGCTCCTCTAGTCAACTTTGATGCTTCTCCTTGAATCGCAATACTCAGGGGCCGTGATTTCTCAATTACGAAACTACCATTTGTAATGACACATTTTTCAAGTTTAAAAACATCTGTAGGTGTTTTAACATATACGTCAAATGACGAAGTACTTATAAGCAAAGACTCTACAATTGTAAAATCTGCTTCTTCTATGGCGAATACCTCTAAGCTAAAATTAGCTGGGTTTGCCTTATTAACTACACTTCCTTCAAAATAATCAGTAGGATTGTGTAGGCTTTTTACTGGGTAACTCTTTTCTCCAAAATTCTGGCTAAAAGATACATCTCTTATGTCAAGACTATAACGATTACCGTTATGAACTATGAAAAGTTCTGCTTCTCTCTTAAAATTATAAGTTGGCATTGGTTCTTGGCTCTAAGAGAATAAAGCATTCTCACTTTTGATGAATCTATATTATAAGGGAGGTAAGGAAAAATGTCAAGATTTATTTTTCCTTGGTCAAATAAAAAGGGGCCGAAGCCCCTTTCATACCCAACAATATTGTATTATACTACATCGCCATGATAAATAATTGTTGCTTCATCTGTGCCTGCAATAGTTGTAGGCAGTGCCATGAAGTTTGTCTCAAGAGAAATAACATCCTCAACAGAGTGAGTAGGAATTTCCAAGTGACAAGTAGGCATATTTAGTTCAAGACGAGGAGTACCAGAAGCACCACCGATCTTAAATACTAAAGCAAAAGAGTTAGTTACTACGTTTGTAATACCGCGTAAATCATCAAAGAAATCTGCGGAAGCATTAGTAGCACTTGTATCTTCTGTCAAATAACAAGTAAAAGAACCTGAAACAGAACGAGTACCAGTAACGTGACCAATCGGCACGTTTACAATACCTAATTCTTCTGGAGTAATATAACTAATATTATTAGTAAATGTTACGTTACCGCCGGTAAGAGTTAGACTGTAGTTGGTTTCCAATTCGTTTACGCTATCAGAATCAGGGTCTCTAGTAGTAGGTGTAACACTTAATACTGTTAGACGATTACGAATAAAGTTATTAGTAGCTAATACTGCTTCATCTCTGTAAACAGTTCTTGCTTCTGAACCGTTAGTTACATTCGTAAGAACATACAAACGATAAGAGTCATTAGCGTCTAACCATACATCACCAATTGCAATAGTGCCTCCATCCTGAGTGGTGTCACTGTGTACAGGTGCAGTGTTATCTTCGTGAGTACTTCCAGTAAAGTCTAGTACTTCTGAAGCGCTTCCTGACCAGTTAATAGTAGCAATACCATCAATGTCAAAGTCAACTGAAGCTTCATTAACTGTAACGTCTTTTAATTTCATTACTTTACGATTAGCAGAACCAAGTACAAAGTACACGTTTGCTGTACCTAAAGTAGATGAGTTAGAAGAGCCTAAATTAATTGTGCTAGAAGAGGTGCCCGGTGTAATTACATTAGTGCCGCCTGTATCATAATCGAAACTGCTGACATCATAATTTTTTGCACCAGCAAACAAAGCCCAAAGAACTTCTTCTACTGCGTGAACTTCAGCTGCAGAGTCTGCTTTTCCTGTGCCTGTTGTGCTTGATTTAAATGGACGTACATATGTTGAAAAAGACCATTCGCCTGGTGCCAAAGAGTCGTTAAAAGCTCTTCTACCCCGACGGCTGACTCCACCTGTAGACTCCATCTCGTTCAGAGTAATCTCTGTACTGTTTGTAGCTTGCGAGAAACTAAATCCATCTAGTACGGGAACTTCCCATACAACGCCATCAAACTCGATAAACATCTTCGAGTCGCGGCTAAAATATAGTTGTTGTGCCATAGTTATCTCCTATGAAACTTGAAAAGACTTGGACGTGAACAATTGCTCGTGCCAGTATTTTCTAATAACGAACCTCTATAAGAATCTCTCCGACTCCTAAAGGTTCAAGTACACCTTCATCAGTATCTATACTGACTATAGTGATCTGTTGAACATTGAATAAGTTGTTCATTCTGTCTGAGTACTGTATTTGAGAACTCTCTTCTAAAACTGTTTCTATATCTTCCATTAACGCATTCAAAGCATTTTGAGCCTCTTCTTCATTAACGTAGCATCTAAGGGTGACAGATAGGAACCTGTCTTTGTAGCCCCCTCCTTGGTACTCTCTAGTTTCGCTTCCTGCATTTAAGTGTATTGCTGGAAATTGCTCTACTTCATCCCAAAACTTTAGAAAGGGGTGAACATTATTCTCTACATCGCTTAGGAAAGCTCCGGAACCGTTTATATCTTTTAGTCTCTCTGCCAGTGCTTCTACTATATTTGCTCTTCTAGAAGTGTAAGTTCGTGTCATTATATTCTCCTAGTGTATAGTCTTCCTGTTAAAAATTGTGCTGCAATACTACGTATAGAAGCGTCGATCAAAGGTCTTGGGTCTCTCTGTGAATCACTAAATCTTGTGCCACTACCTACTTCGTACACTTGGTATGGGTCTTTTCTATAAGTATATCCTATACTAGGAAATCCTTGAGTTGTGATCGAAACATCTGTAACTCTTGCTGATGAAGCAAATCGGCCCGACCTATTGTCTAGTCTAGGAGCGCCCATCTTAGATGCAACCTCATCTGGTAGTTTAGCATTTATTAACGCTGCTAAAGCTATTGGTGACATTGCCGTTTTCTGATTCTTACTAGTTGTGATACTATACTTATTTCTTTTAATCTTCGAACGTTTGGCTTTCTTTGCCTTATTATTGTCAGACTGTTTTCCTGAGTATCTTGTCTTTCCTTTTTCTTCTTTAGGTAAAGCAGTTTTGCTCATCTTAATAGATTTTTTACCCTTTAAAGATGCTTCAATCTCTTCTATAACTATGTGAAGGGCTCTATCAGTTACCTTCTCAGTTAAAGGCTTACTGCCTCCAGTATTCACATACTGTTCCCCGAACTTTCCTTGTAAAGCATGTTGAAAGAGTTCTTGCTCTAACTTGCCTCTTATCTGTTTCCAGTCGTACGCTTCTGAACCTGTCGGGTTACTACTCTGGGGGCCAATTGTTAAAGGTATTTCTAAAGTGTCCGAAACACTATATCGGCCTACAGCTTGATCTTTCTTCCATACTGCAGTTACAGCACCAAAATACTCACCAATAGTGTTAGCTATAACAGTTGTTTGTGCTACTGTAAAATCACTATTTATGGTATTAGACATAACACGTTCGTACAACTTGGATAAAGTAAAAGATCCTACAGTTGTTTTTTCTTCGTGAAGATTTTGAGTTCTTCTTCTCATAACCTTCATGCCTTCTGCAGAGCCTATTCTTCTTCTGCTCTGCTCCGACAGCTCTGGAGCAGTTTTTAACTGTTTCCAGCCTTGCTGCCATATTATTCTTTGTACAGAAGAATGTAAGCCATTAGGTTGTCGTACTATAATTTTATTACCGTCTTTAACTACAGAACCTTTTCTTTTACCGTGAGTTCTAGCATAGTAAGTTTCAAAATTAGCATAAACGTGAGAGGCAGCCATAGCTGCGGCTTTCTCAATACCTTTTACTCTACTTGCGGCAACTTCTGCGTCTTTAAAAGATTTTTCTCCGTATATAGCAGCTATAGTATTATCTCTATATAACGTTACTAAGTCAGCTTCTGTTATGGTAGTAATATGTGCATAACCACCCATCTGACTTCTAAGAACTGTATCCCACCTTCGCTTATATTTAGGATCCGTTAAAAAATCCTTTATAAGTTTATCTACTAGCGCTTTGCTCATTAGTAGTTCTTATACAAGTCTAGCACTCGCTTAATATGGTCTGGAAAAGCTACATTATTACGCTGACTAGTAGAGCTTTGATTCTGAATACTAGCGGCACCAAGAGTTCTACGCTCTTTATGTTCGTCTTTTAAGTAGTAAGTAATTAAGTCAAAAACTGCTAGTTTTAAATCTTCGGGTATACTGGAGTATCCTGCTTTATAAATTACTTCTACTGAAGCAGGGCCTGAAGGCCAGTTAACAGTACCACCACCAGAATTAGTTCTAATAATACTGTCGGTACTTGCATCGACATAATAGTCGAATGCCGAAGTAGATAGCGTAGAATACGCTTCCCCATACGAACTCCTTTCTTTTACTGAAACTACTGAGTTTACGGGGCTCTCTGTCAATTGAACCACATTTGTGCCCCAGGTTATATTAAAGACTTCGGTCTTATTACTAGAGTAATAATCTACAAAAGTATTTCCACAATAAGTTTTTACTAATTGACTCACAGCCGGAACTAAAGCATTGATTCGCAAGTCTTCTTTAGGACTTCCAATACCCTCTGCTTCTTTATATTCTTCTAATGTTATTAAATTTGCCATAAGTAAATAAGTAAAAACTTGGGGGAGAATAAACTCCCCCAGGTTAAAGTAACCCTTAGCCTATTGGAAAGGGAAACGAACTGCAGGCTTATTAGCGCCCGCGCCAGCAACTAACTCGTTAAAGCCAAGAGACTGAGTTGCGACCAATACGGTACGCTGCTCTTTGACGATGTAGTCAGTTTCTACGTTAACACCGCGCAAACGTGGAATCACATAGTTATCCATGTTTACAGCAAGAGCTGCAGTAGTAGTGGCTGCGCCAGCGTTAGCCAAGTTGCTAACTAGACGATCTGTAGCAATTACAGGAGATCCGAAGACCGTACCAACCATACCAGAAAGCTTAGTAGCCAAATCACTACCAACTTCTGTTACATCGGTAAATCCTGAAGCATCAATCAAGTTGAAGTATGCATCAGTAGGAACGATGTAAGCTACACGGCTAGCTTCTAGACCGTACTTACCCATTTCCTTACGCATTGCAAGAAGGTTAGCAGGAGTTACAATAGCAGAAGCTGATGCATCAATTGCGGTAAGAGCAGAAGCTGCACCGTAACCGTTTGCATTGTCAGTACCGTTCACACCTACTAGACCTTTAGAGATGTTACCTGCACCAGCACCAACTAGTAGAGCTGAGTCAATAGCAATTGCGTGAGCACGTGCTAGAGCTGAGGTAAGCATAGGTAGGATTGAGATAACGATTTGCTCGTCAGTATCAGCAGGAATAAACGTGCTTGAAATCAATCTGTGTGCTTGCAAAATAACCTGATTAACGTTATAGTTATTATCAGATGCGCCTGCTTCTTCCAAGTTGTTCGCAGCTGTATCAGCACCGCCAGCACTAAAGTTAGCAGCTTCTGTATCAGGAGCGATTGGTAGTACAGTAGCACCACTTGAAACTTGAATTTCGCGGAACAAAGGTGCAACCTTCATTGCTTGACGAACTTCTTCTTCAAACTGGTTTGATACGATTACGTCAACACCAACTGCAGAACCGTCACCAGCAGTACCAGTATAGGTTACGCCAGCTTTTTCTAGAGTTTCACGGCCAAAGTTAGTATCCCAACCTTTACCAGTAATCTTACCAAGAATGTGAGCAGACAATAAATCGCCACCCATTGCTTTAGCATCTACGCCGTTTGTACGGCCAGAGAAGTCACGCTTGCTAGTACGCATAGCTTCAAGCTCAGCTGATTTTTCCATCAACTCAGACTTGTACTTTTCTAGTACTTCAGCAGTTTCAACACCCTTGGAGTCGAAGTCGGCTTGCATGTCAGCTAATAGACGCTCTGCACCTGATTGTACACCAGATACTACAGCGGTCTTGACTGTTTCTTCTTGTTGAGCCTTAGCTTCAGCGTCTGCTGCTTCTTTCTCAACGATTTCTTGTGCTACGGCTTCATCCGCAGCTTTTTGCTCGGCTTGCTTCATTGCAATCTTGGTAGCAGTTTCTTCTGCTACTTGCTTTGCGAATGCGGCTAAGTCGATTTCTGGAGTATTAACTTCAGACATTTGTATCTCCTTTTGAACCTCTTCGGTTCCGTCCGGTGTATCACTAGCTACGCTAGAAGTATTAACTTCGTCTTTAGCCAGAGTCTGACCGGCTAGATCTACACGATTTGTGAAAGTTTTTTTGAATTCTTCATACTCGTCCATAGAGTCAAAAGATTTCGCGAGCGAAAAAGTAGCTTCTTGGTTACAAGGAACGGAAACAACCGATACCTCAAACAATTCTGCGTCCTTAATCATTAGTCCGTCGGTTTCCTTTATGAAATCAGCATCCTTGACTCGGAAACCAACAGAAAATGCTCCAAGGATACCTTCTTTTACTAACTCACAAACATTAGCAGGTGCGGACTTGCTAATCTTTGCTTCTAACTCCAGGCCATTCTCTGTTACTTTAAGGCCTGTAGCACGACCGATAGGACGATCGTAATCATGATTGAAAAGAATAATAGGGTTCTTTTCGAAATTCTTTAAACCACCCTTTTCCCAAGCCTGAGCTGAGATAGAGTCGCCAGCACGATCGAAATCTGCTGTACTTGCCATACCGCGAATCATTACTGATCCGTCATCTACCGCATGGGTTTTGAAAGTTGAGGTTAAATTAAAAATTTTATCCATTCTTTTTCCCCGTTTTTGCTTGGGCTAATTCCGTTAGAGGATCTTTATCCTCTTTTTGGTGAATAAGTTCCCATAGTTCCGGTTCGTATTTTTCAATCCAGTCTACTGCTCCGGTATACGTTCCCATCACTTTTACTATTTCTTTAGGAGATAGGAAAGCCGGTCTATCAAGGGCTCTCTTATACTCATTTAAAGAAACAACATATCCTTTCTCAGCAAAGTACATTCCTAACTCATGCACTAATCTATGCTTTCTGTTTCTAGTCACTGCCATCTTCATCACCTTCAGTTGGTCTGCCACCCTCATCTGGGTTGGCTGCACTTCCTGCTATGTTTGCAGGAACTCTAACATCATCTTGTCCTTCTAAGGATTCAAAGCCTAGACGAGTTCTTGCTTCATTGATAGTAATGATACCACCATTTACTAAAGAACTATAGTACTGTGACTGATCTCTCAGCTCTGGTTGTAGAGCTGGAATATCTATGACTTCTTCTTTTATTTCGTACCCAAAGAATCTACTATAAGCATAATTAATCTTCCTTACTATAGGTAAGATTGTCTCAAGGTAGTACATTCTCATATTAGGGCGAATGTTTGCATTGTTGCCTGAGTCTAATAAAATAGGTGGGATTCCCAATGCTTTTAATATAATTGTTTCATTTTCTGTAATAGAAGATTGAAAGTCTAACTCTTTGAAGTTTACGTTAGAAATACTGTCAATCTCTATACCACCGTCAAGAATAAGTGGACGTCTGCCACCTGCGTCTGGACGATAACGAAGACTCCATGATTGAATCATTCGTTCTTTAATCTTTTCACTTAGTGTGTTTGGACTTTTTAGTACTAGCCCTGGCACTGCTCCATTCTTGAAGAAATTATCTTGAAACTTTCTCATTGAAGCTGTAAGTGCCATAGTTCGTACAGCGGGCTTCAGTCTTGAGGTTCCTCTAAAGATAGAGTAGAAAGAGTTTTCTTTAACGTGTATAATTTCGTCTGGACCATAGTCTACATCGTTATAGGTGTACTTCTCTATGAATGTTTTAGGGTCTGCATGAATAGTTACGCTATCTGCAGGAAGATGGTATAGGTGAGCACCATCGTAGTATATAAAAATGTTTCCGTCTAGTAAGTAGTCAGTGATTAGGTTTCTTTTAAAGGAACTGACATCTTGAAATAAGTTAGGCTCTTTATTAAGTAGCTTATTTACTGTAGATCGTCGTATACCTTTTTGAACACCATTTGTTTGATTAGGTTGAACAACTACTGGAATCTCTGCTACATCGTCTACAATCATATTGACGCCACGATTAACAATCTCTAGAGTTTCATAGAACTGCTCGTAGTTCTGAGTATATTCTCTAGATCCTTCTTTATCGTTACCGAAGTACTGTTGTATAGGATTCAATTTTTCCATGTCAGCTTCTTGAGCCTTATTACCACCAAAAATGTTACTATACCATGCCATGCTTTTCTCTTTGAATCTCTACCCAGTTCTTCTGCTTATCAGCAGTGCCTAAGCTAGGGTTTCTCCCATAAATGGAATGTAACTGTAAATGATGAGCATTGCACAAAGTTACTGTATGTTCGTACAACTCTGCTTGATGCTCTGCTATGAAGTCTTCTCTGAAAGAGAGTACATTCTTGGGGTCTAGTTTGTTCTTTGCAACGTAGTCATGTATTAGAGGAGCTAGTGTATAAAAGTGGTGGAAGTCTAATTTAACTTTCTCTCCACATATTCGGCATTCAGTGCCTTTTTTATACTTATTCTTTGCTTTGTCTCTTATGTATTTTACGATGTCTCTTTTTAAATCCATTTTCTAATACCAGAATTATATCGAGTTTGAGGTACCATGTCAAATATTATTTTTGCATGGTATCATTAAAAACCACTGTTTGATGTTTCAAACGAGTAGAGAGCGTACCTAAGAGCATCCGCCATGTGCGAGGCTCTATTATGTTTTGGTTTTTCTTTAAGTAGGTTAGGGTTGGGGTCCCATTGGTATTGGTCTAGGGCGGCCAGAGTTTCTGTGCAAGTCTGATCTATAAACAAACGATCATTGTCGACTATTCCTTCTACTCTTGCAATACCATCTAAAATTGATTTCTTAGCGTTGATAGTACTAATGTCATAATTTTGTGCAAAGTCAAATCGAGTTTGTTGAGCTGCGGAGTCAATAAATATATAGTCTATATCCCACTTATCAATAAGTCTTTGTATTTCACCTGCGTGTTGTTCTGTTGTCTTTTCGGCATCTAAGTATTCGTCCAATAAGTAGAATATCTCTTCATCCCAATCATACCCAAGTACACAAAATGCTGTAGGGTCTCTGTAGCCTACGTCTAGCCCTGCGAATATATCTAGACGTTTAGTCTCCATTTCCTGAAAGTCACCTGTACACTTCTCAAAGTCAAAGCTCCATACTTGACCTTCAAATGTGTTGAAGTCAGCTTCATACTCTTGCCGAAACTCTGCTTCAGACATACTCTTTCTAGCTTCTAAAATATCGTTCTCTGACATACGGGGATTAGATCTGTAAGTAGCTTTGATGGATACCCACTCAGAAAATTGTTCATCGAAGCCTCTATCAAAGAACTCTGCGAACCAGTTGTTGCGACCCCGGGGTGTGGAAATAAAGATTGCTTTAGAATTATCTTTATCTAGAGTAGGACGTAGTGCTACGTTGAAAGCGTCTTTACCGTCGGCGAGGGCTGCCTCATCAAAAATAATTAAATCATACGATCTACCAACACAAGAGTCAACTTGGTTTACTGATCCCATGCGGATGGTAGAGCCGTTAGATATTTCGATAACTTTATCTTTTGCGTTGTCTTTCGTAACTTCTAGATCGAAGTGTTTGATTAACGTTCGCTGTAGATCAAAAGAAATTTGAGATAGGGCATAGTTGGGGGACATAATAAGAATATTGGAACCAGGAACAAGAGATACTAGTTGCCCAATAATATTCGCTATATAAGTTTTTCCTTGACGTCGTGAAACAGCAGCACAAACGAATCTGTACTTAGGAGAGTTAATTGCATTTATAATAGCTACTTGGGAGGGGAGCGCCTCAATACCCAGTAAATCCATATAGGGCTCTACTGGGAGCTTGAGGAACTTATCTGCTACTGGGAAATCAAGAAGATAATCTGGGATTATATCTTGTCTACTTACTTCTATCATTCTGGCTCTTCCACCATTTACCTTTGAGTAGTTTAATAGCTACTGTAAGGGGGTTAAAATATTTTGTTTGAAAGACGTATCCGTAATCAATCATATCAGCTTGAGTAACTACCTTACCAAATATGTTATCTGTCCAATCGTCTTCAATTCTTAAAACTGCGTGACCCCGCTCAGGAGTCTTAACATAGCAATATGTTATCTGTGCTTTATAGCTTATGAGCATCCACCAAAACTTAAGTAAGCTTTCGTCGCAATGCTGATATAGAGTAGTTAGTGCAAAATCTTCACAGTCGCCTCTATACCGCTCTAGCTCTCCTTCGCCTTCGGGTTTCATAATATACCAAGCATCTCGCTTGCCATATCGATCTCCGTCTCTAACGTAAATAAACTTCTCTTTTAGAGAAACTATTTTCTGCTCATCCACAGTCACAGTCCTCACACTCACAAGGAGGCTCGCAAGGACACTCACATCCTTCACTGCGCATAAGATTCATTATGTCCTTACGCTGTTGTTCTATCTTTTCAGCTTGCTGTCTAAGTTCGAATTCTTGAATATCTGTTCTCATGTATTACCCCTTAATTACACTGACGATGAAAGTCAAAAGTAAAGGAACTAAAAAGATAGCTACACCTATTGCTATGGCACCCAACTTAATCATGCTCATTAATTCTTTTCGTTCTTTTTGCTTACGCCTTACTTCATCGAGCCTTCGTTTTCTAGCATTTGCTAGCTCTTGCATAGCGTCAGCGTACAAAGCTCCGTTGCCGCTAATAGTAAAGAGATCTTTAATCTCTTTCATAGTTTCATCAATTTGTTTCTTAGTTAAGGCAGCTTGAATAGCATCTTTTTCAGTTAACTTACCTGAATTAGATAAAGTCTGTAGGTCTACTTGTGCACTGCCTAGGCTGGTAAGGAACCCACTTATCGACGATATATCATTAGTTGTAGAAGCAACTTTGTTGATCATCGAAGTAGCAGTACTGACTGCAGACACTATCGCTCCAAGTTCCATTAACATTTAGCATCACCATTTAACTTTGTCCGCCCAGTATGCGGCTGACATCTTGCCTTTAGCAATATTCTTTGCGTGGCGTGCTTTGAAACTCTTTCTCTTTGCTTTCATTGCAGCTGACTCGCCTGCTTTAGGCTTTCCTGCTGTTTTAGCTCCTTTTTGACCGAATCTGATAGTCTTTACTTTAGCGCCTACTTTAGCCACAACGATGTGTGATTTTTTAGCGTGTCCTGGGGTTCTCTTTGGTTTGTTGTAGCCAGATACCCCAGCTTTTTTAAGTCTTGAATCTTTTTTCTTACTTTTTCTTTTTACCGCCACGTTTCTTTCTCTTTACAAAGGTGCTAACGTTAGTTGGCTTTCCTCCTGGATTACCAGCTGCTCGTTTTCTACGAACAGCTGATTTTCGTTGCTTTTCAGTAAGACCAGCGGCTTTGGCTTTGGGCAGACACTTTGGATATGTTTTCTTTCCTGCTTTACTTCGTCCACATTTCTCATAGCCGCCACCCTTTTTGGGTCTGGATATATCTACCCACTCTTCTTTAAACCACTTCTTTAAACTCACGGTCTATCTCCTATGGCCTCACTTCTTTTTCTTCTTCAGTATAGCTTTACGAAGTGCTGGGGGTAACTTCTTCTGAGCGGCTGTTAAGCCTTTCTTTTTGCTGGGTGACTTCTTACCTTTCTTGGCTGGACGTCCTCTTTTCTTTCCGTATGTTCCTTTTCCTGCTGGCATTATTTGCTCCCCATGCGGTATTTTCCGCCTTTGGCTTTATAAGTTTTTACAAGCCATCCATTTGCATAAGCAGAAGGGTACACAGCAAACTTTCGTTTAGCTTGTGCCTTCACTCGTGCGTAAAGTTTTTTGTTAGTAGGTACCGGCTTTTTCTTTGCTGCCTTCTTTCTCTTACGAACAGCCACTTAAATCTCTACTGACTTGTCCCCTTCTATTTTGTTGAGGACTTCTTTTTTCTCTTCTAGAGTGCCGGCTTCATATGCTTCTGCATCTTTTTGACTTGCGAAGCCTTTCTTTTGGTCGCCCTTAATAGCCCACCAAGTTCCTTTCTTTTGTTCTGCCATGATTATTCTCCATAACCGTGCGGAGTTTCCGCATCTACCTTAGTTTCGAGAACTCGTACTCTGAGTTCAAGCTCTCTAACTCTTTTAATGTTGTCCTGTACCTCGGGTGGTGGTGCGAACTCGTCTATCCAATTATCGTTTTCCTCTATTTCGGTGACTGCAGCAGCCATGTTATGCTCTAGGAAGGATATTCTTTCTGTAATACCTGAATAAGCCCAAACGGACACGGCAGTAAATGTTACTAATCCTATAAGATTCTTTAAAGGTATCGCTAATTCTGTGGCTTCATTTATTTTAGTAGCCATGATTAAGTTTGAGTAGCTACAGCCACAACTATGCCAGCTAGAAATACTACAAGAGTTCCTAGTCCAGCCATTTGTCTCTGTTCCATTCTTACGAGTTGCTCTTCAATACGATCAAATCGAGTAAAGGTAGTTTTCCATCTTTCCTCGCATTGGATCTCATGTTCTCGTAATTCCATTTTCACTTTAAGTACTTCATCTTCAGTTAACATCTTTTAATAGCTTTTCCATGAGCTTACCGTAGTTGCCCTGGCCGAAAGGTACACCTTCATTAATCTGGACATTAGTCTGACTTCTTACGCTAGTGCTCTGAATCTTTTCGAGTTCTGCTTGTGCTTTAATCTCGTCCATCCTCATTTTGTGAGCCATTTGTAACAGATCAGCCAAATCTTTGCTAGAGTACACGCCAGTTTCCTTAGCTTCTTCTAGTTTGTTTTCAATCATTTCATCGAGAACGCTGGCAATATTATTCTTGTTACGATACCCCATGTCTAGATAAACAGTGTCAATATATTTCTTGACCTCTCGCTTATTCAACAACTCTACTACTTTATTTTCAGGTACACCTAAGTATTGGGTGACCCCGTTAATGTTTCCGAACTGTAAATAAGAGTTCGCAACTTCGAGTCCCTCTGGGGAAATTGTAGTTAATTCTTTAGCCATGGTTAGAATTATAGTAGGTAAGGGGTGGATTGTCAAGAAGTATTTTTGACAAGGTATTATAAAAAGCTAGGTGGTGTCGGCCACGTTACATCTTCCACATTCTCCGGATTACTCAAACTGCTAGTGATATTCCTTAAAGCAGTTCTATACGTACGAGCTTCTTCTCTTTGAGCATCTGTTAGAGTATTATCAGAAACTTGTGTCCAATCTGTTCTAAGTAGAAGTATGGATCTTTTTGATCTTATATCTGTCAGTACTAAGTTGGCGTCCCATGTCCAAGCTGAGGAGGATAAGTCCCACTCTGCATATGCATTAGGGGGCTCCCCTACTTCAAAAAATTCTAAGTTACTTGTATTGAACCAGTAGTTTTGCATAAAATTTGCATAGTCTGTGTTAGCTAAACTCCAGTCAGTAAGGTATACGGTTCGAATACCGTCTACCAATCCCTCTGGCGGAACGTCAAGTTGAGGCAGTATCACTCGTATTATCTTACCTGTACTTTCCTGTATTGATACTATAGCATTAATATTCATAATTTATTCCTTATCTTAATTTGGCGATTAAAACCTCGCCTATTGGAAGTTTGTCTTGTACGAAGTCTGTCCCAAAGTCCCCAAAGTAAAAAATAAAAGCAGACTGAGTAACAATTTCTGTGGAGTCGAATCTAGCTAGATTATAATACACGAATCCGTTGCCATCGGTGGTTCGTGTATAGCTAAGATCTACGTAGGCGTCTTCATCAGTGGTTAGAGTATCTACAAAGTTGAATCTGTTTTTGTTCGGGGGTACTAACTCGCTCATATAATAAGTAGCGCTAACAGGATATCTTTGAGAATCTACTGCTATTGCGCCTGCTGAGGTAAACACCTGTAGTCCATACCCTTGGGTGGAGGCCGTTATTTCATCAGCTTTTTGTACTATAAAATAATTTACAGATACTGCAGTAAGAGTTAAGTCAACTTGAGTACTACTAGGATACGTTACATTAACTTTATAAAAAGATATCAGCTTACTACTACTATTCCATGTTGCTACTATTCCAAGCTGCTGATTAGACAACGCTTTTGCATTTACAAATATAAAAGGTTTATTCGTAGAGCCTGTTGCATAGACACTACTGCCGGAACCTTGAGCAAGTATAGGCAGATTTATCATGTTAAGATCAGTGTCTACAACCTTAAACGAGCCTGCGCTGTCTCCTCCTGTTATTTCAAAGCCGTATGCCATTATGTTATCCTTATAGCAACAATCTTCACAGTAAGACCACTACTAGCAGTGTTTGTTACTGTGAACCCCGTACTAGTTTTATTACTTACTGATAAGAAAAAGTTATTATTTCCGAATCCCCCGCTATGTGCTACTGTAATTAATATTTTGCTCGAGTTATTAGCATCAGGGCATGCTATAACTGAGGAGGTTGAATTTGCTGCTATAAATACACTCTGGTACACCTGTAGGTTGCTTGTTCTTGTGTTAACTCCAAGTACTTCGGTACTTCCATCTGTACCTATCAACTGTATTCCATAGTCTAGGTTACTAGATGTTCCTGCTCCAGTACCTGTGCCCCCACCTCCTCCAGTACCGCCCTGGGCTCCTGTAGTAACTGACCAAGCACTTGTTACTCCTCCCACATTCACTGTAGTACTAACAGCTGTACTATAAGAGCCAGATGCGTTCATTTTTACATGAATATAGTTGGTGTTAGACATGCTTATAGAAGCTGTAGTAAATGCGGCATCTGATGGGATAGTGGACGATGAAGTTACAGCAATCTTAGCAGAATTTCCGCTTACACTAGCTAGTGTGCTAGCATTTAGCCCTGTTATTTGTGCGCTTCGAGTATACGGAGAATTTAAAGCAGCATTTGTAACATTTGTAAAGCTAAACGCATTAGGAGTTGTATCAGCCGCCAAGGTAGTGATACTAAATACGCTACTTACTCCTCCACCCGTAACTGTAGTACTTGTTGTGGTACTAAACGAGGCGGAAGACGCTAATCTAACATGTAGATACTGACCATTTGATACATTAACAGCACCTGTAGTATAGGCTAAGCCACTACTTGTACTTCCTGAACCATTTCCTGCAGTATTAGATACAGCCACAGCTCCGCTACCACTGCCATTAAATGATACAGCAGCTTCAATTCCAGATATGTATGCTACTGAGTAGAAAAAAGTACTTCTAGCAGCGTTGGTTTGGTCAGGTAAGTTAAAAGCATTAGGTGTTACATCAGCAGCTCTAGTTGTAACACTCCAGTTATCTGAAACTCCTCCGATACTGACAGTTATATTTCTGTTAGTGGAGTAAGTCGGTGCCGCTAGTATGGCAACATGCAGGTACTGCCCATTCGTAATACTTAAAGTAGTTCCAGGAGTACTGTAGCCTGTAGCAACATACGATGAACTATTATTTACCTTAAACAGGGTGCCAGCTGTACCTGAAGCAGTAACGTTAACTGAGGTGTTGATACCTGTTATTTGTCGAATATAATAATGCTGTATATTTAATTCTTGATTAACTTGATCAGTAGCTGACCAAGAGTTAGGTGTTGTATCTGCGACGAGTGTAGTGACACTCTTAGTTCGAGTAAGACCGCCTACACTGGTTGTTCCTGAGACCGTTGTACCAAAAGAGCCAGAGGAAAGTATACGAGTGTGTAAGTACTGCCCGGTTGTTATGTTTTTTGCAGCCGTACTGAAAGTACCTGCTGTTGTACTATTTGAAACTGATGTGGCTAATCCTGAACAAGTTACAGAAAGAGTTGTGTTAAAGCCACTAAGCTGCACATTATTATATATGTAAGTATTAAGAGGAGCTCCGTGTGTAGCAGGCCAGCTATAATTATTAGGAGTGGCGTCTGCCCAGTATCCTGATAAAGTTCGGGAAAAGCTATAAACTGTGCTTCCTTGCTTAAAGTCTTCATATACTACTTTTACGCTCCAAGCTCCGACGCCCGATGCTCTAGTAACTGTAAAGGCAGCAGTGCCTGGACAGTTGGGAGTAGTATCTGAGATATTACAATTAGTAGCATTTTGAGTAACCCCTACACCATCACCAGTATAGCTACTACCGTTATAAGTACTAGGCACGGTGATATTAACAGTTACCGTTTCTGTAAGGTCTTGAAGGCCAGCACTTACGGTACTGTGAGTTTGTGCTAAAGGTAGGGTTACTGTTGCCATTTATAGTTCGTCGTATAGATCTTGTACGCTTGCGCTAAGTGTTACTTGTCCTCTATTTGTTTTCATAGCTGTGTAAGCATTCGAGTGATTAGAATGCCCTGCGGCAGGGATACGAGGGTATATAGAATCTTTAATAGTTTCGTTGAGCCATGTGTTTGTTTGGCCCCATACCCACACTTCTCTTGCATATTTAGTCATATGTCCTTGCTTTCTGTGGTCTGGGTGTACTGCACTCGCCAAAAATACTGAGTGTTGTGCATCTATGTTTATTACGTTAGCTACTACGAATACTCTTTGATTATCGGTTTTCTGTCTAAATAATCTAGGTATTATGAATATGCCGGTGGTAGGAACCGTGGACGGTTTTTCTATCATAAATTGCTCCATACACCACTCTGGAGTTTTTGCTGTTGCATCCGCGCATGCCTCTGCAATCCATGTCCGATCGTCCTCTGTTGGCCATGAACCTATATAGCTCTCATATTCTACGTTATCTAATATACTCATCTTTAATCTCCTGAAATTCATTCAATTATAGTGATATTGGGTCCAATTGTCAAGAACTTTTTTTGCTTGGTGCTTGGCAGTAACTTATACACCGTTTCTCGTTTTACTTTTTACCCAAAGTCGTACGTGAGGAGGTGCCCCGCCGCGCGGCGATAGGCTACGTCTATTAACCGCCCCCTATTGATAGGAAGAATCAATTGACAAGCGCGTTTAATAGGTGCAAGCTATAGGCTGAATCAATTGGGGGCTACTATGCTTTACTATCTCGGCGTTATCTTTTCTTCCGCGATGCTAACAATAATTGTTAGCGTTACCGCTGTCACTGGCTGGCTGTTTGTTACTGGGGGCGGCGATTGGCTGGCCCAAACTCTTGGCTATGCCTGCCTCGGCTTAACCTTTCTGTTGGTTACTCTGGCCTTCATGATTGTACGGCTGTACGCTGAAAGATAGGCGCGGCTTATAACTTAATCGAATAAGCTTATTCCAAATCGGTATTTGACAATTTCTCTAAACGCGTTATAATATACGCTCACTAACTAAGGATGACTACTATGTCTAACTACACTCCAGCAATGGTTGCCGCTATCGAAGCCGCAGCTCCACTTAACCTAGACAAAGCCAAGGCTTTGGCTGCTGACTTTGGCTTGTCGCATCGCTCGGTTATCTCTAAGGCCAAAAGCCTAGAGGTTGAATATGTCGCGCAGGTTCGCACTGCTGCCAAGCGCGACTCTGTAACCAAGAACGATATTCTGCGCGGTATCCGCGAAGGCTTATCGTTAGGCGACCGCGAAGGTGACCTCACCAAAGCGGAATTGGTCGCCGTCCTAGAGCACATCGGTTAGATGTTGCTCTCAATCATTGGATGGGTTGGAGCGGCGGCATTGTCTGCTGCTCCATTCATCATCGACACTAACGAAGGCAAATTGTTAGCGATTCTTGGCTTGGCACTATTAACCTTGCAAGCTATCAAGATTCGATGCTATAATTTGATTCTACTCAACGCCACTGGCATTATTGGATATTCTTATGCACTTTATATTTGACCTCGACGATACCGTCGTTAACACTAGCCACCGCCAGCGTTTGCTGGCCGATGGCTCCATTGACCTAGATTTCTGGCGTGCAAACTGCACTGTCGGCATGGTAGCCAGAGACAAACTGCTACCACTAGCCAGCAAGATGCAAGGCGCGATTCGCGACGGACTCGACGTTATTATTTGCACTTCGCGGGTTATGGGCGCGGCTGATTTCGCTTTCCTTCGCGCTCACAAAATGCTCGGCAATACTATGCTTTCCCGCATGGGTGGCGACGAGCGCGGTTGCGGCATTCTTAAACTCGACAAACTGCAAGCCTTGGCTATGTCACGCGGCATCCAATGGCAGCAATTTGCGGCTGAATCAATAATGTTTGATGACTCGAAAGAGGTTCAAACGGTACTCGGTAATGCTGGCGTTCGCGTCATTGACCCTGTACAATATAACTCTTCTCAACTAAAGGTAGCATAAAATGACTAAGCACTATTACATAATCGTGGACACCGAAACCACTAAAAAGCAATCGGTTGCAGACTTCGGCGCTGTCGTCGTCACTCGCAAAGGCAAAATCGTGGAGCAATTCGGCGCTATGGTTCTCGGACATTTCGGCAAATTCGATTTGTTCGCTGACCCATCCGCGCCCGATTCGGCTTTTTGGTCAGAGCAATCTGCACAACGTCGAGCTAAGGATTATGACGCAATGCTAGAATCTGGGGAGCGTTCTATATCATCGCCAGCCCTGATAAACCAATGGCTTGCTGGCGTTAACGCCCGTTATGCTCCGGTTTTGACAGCTTACAATTTGAGCTTTGACCTTGGCAAATGCCGCAATACTCGCATCAACCTTGGGATTTTCTCTGAGCGTTTTTGTCTAATGAAGGCAGCCAAAAAAGTTATCGGCAGCCAAGCGGCTTATCATGACTTTTGCTATGATAACAATTTGCTTACGCCTAAACTGAGCAACCCTAGCATGACTGCCGACACGATGGCAAAATTCATCTTAGGCATATCGTTAGCGGATGAACCTCATACCGCGCTAGAAGATGCACGGGATTATGAGGCTGCTATTCTCACTTACATTCTGCGCGATGTAACCAGAAAGCAATTGTTAGGGCTTGGACAATGAAAAAGAAAACGCAAAAAAAGGTGGCGAAATTTTTCGTCACCGCTTACCTAGTTTATTCTGTCCTGACGGATACGCTAATCTGGGGCGGCGCTTTCTACTATCTACTAACACAAATCTAAAGGAAAAAAATTATGCTAATTGACTCACAAATTTTGTTTTGGTATCCGGAATGGTTACCCTCCGCTATAGCCGATGTGTTAGCGGCTCAACTCGGTTTAACTAGGGAGGAAATTCGCGCGCTGCATAAAAAACAGCTGGGCCTTTAATGTTCCATGTGAAACACTCTCCACCATCCCACGACCAAAATCATCGCTTGACAGCATGATTTTGGCGCGGGGGCGCCAGTAGTAGTACGACGATGATTATATTTGTGTTGCTCGTCCCCGGCAGCGAGCGTGTGCGCGGGGTTAGTAGTCTTTTGCAGGGATGGGGTGCAATTTAGGATGATTCGGCGCGGGGGCGCCAGTGCAAAAGCGAAGTGCAAATGCGAAGGTGTTGCCTGCGCCATCGTATGTGCAAAACCGACCAATGTCAAGTCTTTTTTTGAAGTTAACGGCAATTTAGTTCAAACCGGCGAGTCTTTGCCGGCGCCAGTATACCTGCAACGCTCTGCAATGTCAAGTGTTTTTGCGGGGTTTGCACAAATTATGTCAGATTGCGTTAGTCTTAGATAAGCGTAGATAATTTGTGCAAACCCCGCAACGGGTGCCATAATCTTTGATAATTTTAGACAATTGTAGAAAATAAAACTTGACAGAAAAACCCCGCGAGCGGCCCCCGGGAGTTCGGTTGCGATGTTTTATGAGCAAGAGAGAAAATACATTTGACAACAGAAGCTTGGGGTTGTATAATAGTTGCATACAAAAGAGGAATATACAAATGCCATATAGATACGTTAGCTTCGACATAGCAGACCAAACTTTCAAGATGTACACCGGCTTAGACTGGCACCTGCTCGTCATGGACGCTCACAAAGAGCTACAGGAAGACGGCTATGACACTTCCAGTATGGAGCTGGAAGAACTCCTAGAGCGCATGTATGGGGACGAATTCTTTTGGTCAGAAATAGTATAAACTGTTGACTTATCCAACGGAACCCCATATAATAGTTGCATACAAAAGAGGAATAGCATGAACAAATTAGAGACACAACAAGCACGACTAAACGGCATCTTAGCCAATCCTAACCTTAAGCCTACTGCTGTAGTGCTAGAAGGTAGAGATACGGCTGGTAAATCATCCACTATTCGTGAGTTGACGCACTATATGCCTACAGATTCGTACAGCGTTGTGCTCTCTACTAAGCCTACTTCTAAGATTATGAAGAGCTGGCTTAAGTTCTGGGAAACCAAAATGCCTAAGCGACCTATGATTACATTCTTTGATCGTAGTTGGTATTCTAGAGCTATGGTACAGCCTATCAATGGCTGGTGCTCAGACGACCAGTACTGCGACTTCATGACGAACGTAAACAACTGGGAAGCTAACCAAGATGTAGAGTACATCAAGTTCTGGTTATCTATCAGTGAAGACGAGCAGAATGATCGTATCAATGAACGAAAAGTTTCTCCACTCAAGTCGTGGAAGCTATCACCAAATGATATCAAAGCTCTATCGTACTATGACGAGATGACTATTCTCAAAGAACGTGTAATGACTACCACTAATGACTGGTACCCAATTAACTACAATGACAAGAAGGAGGGTCGCCTCGCTTTAATTACTAAACTATGCGATACCTTGGAAGAAAGAATTGTTGACAACAAAAGTGGAAAGTAGTATAATAGTTGCATATAAGGGAGGATAGTATGACAGATAAACAGTTTGACATCTTAATGATATACTACGGTATGCTTGGGGAAGGCTTAGACAAAACTGCTGCTATGACCTTACTAATATCAATGGGCGAACACACTGATGACATAACTTGGTTAGTTAAGCATCTAAAATCTAGTGCGGAAGCAAGGAGTTACGTTGAAGAAACGGCTTAGAAAAACAGTTGGAGATGTAGTAGACTTAGTAGCTGGCTATTATAATTTAGATGTAGACATCTTTGTGGAGACTGAAGATCTAGGTGCGAACAGTGCAGAGTTGGAAATCTTGGGTGGCAGCGTTTACAGCATCATCCTAGATAGGAAGTTTATAAAGAACGAAGATCTAGTATACATTATACGGGCGGTAGCACACGAGATGGTGCACGTTAAACAACACGAGCTAGATGATTTGTGCCTGGAGACAGAGATGTTCAAAGGAGAACAGTGGGGAGGGGATTACTGGTTCGCTCCTTGGGAAGTAGAAGCACGAGGACTAGAGGAGGCATTCCTAATGCATTATCTCTTTAGTCAAACAGCGAAAACTTCTTGACAAAAAAACAGAAAGCTAGTATAATAGATTCATAAAATAAAGAAACAGACAAAATTTGGGAGAATTTTTAATGAGCGAATTTACCGCAAAAGCATCGACAAACTACACTGAAGACATGATTTCTGTAATGGAAGCCAACTACAGTGCTAATCCTACTCGCGAAACTGCTGAACTGTTAGCTGTAGAGTTCGACAAGCCAGTACGCAGCGTAATTGCCAAGCTGTCAAGCATGGGCATTTATCAAGCACAGGCACGAGCTACTAAAGCAGGTGTTCCGGTTGAGCGTAAAGAAGCAATGGTTGACGAGATTCAGACCATGCTGGGTGTAGAAGTTGAGTCTCTAGCTAAAGCAACTAAGAACGATCTTATCAAGATGCGTGCAGCTTTGGCAATGATCACAGCCATCGAAGGCTAAAGTATTCGGTGAAGCTAAAGTAGGGTTGAGTGGACGGGGGTTCGATTCCCCCCTCCTCCACCAAAAGCACACCTGTAAGGCGTAGTAAGGTTCCCACCGGAATACCGCAGAAGACTACGCAGGGTGTGTTTTTGATGGGGGAGCTAGGTTTCGACAAGCAATCTCAGGTTAGTGGAGAATCGTCAACAGTACCGGATCAAAGACGTTAACAACACTCCGGAAATAAAATAAACGCAAACGATGACGTTTACTCTCTAGCGGCTTAGGCTGGCTAGATGCGGCTTCGGCTCCACCGTATCACCCAACGGAGCCTCCTTTATAAAGTATATTTTCTAAGTATATTTTCTAAAGGAGGAGTGATATTCCTCTCCAGAT